CACCCTGGTTTCAATGTCATCGCTACTGCCAACACCAAAGGTAAGGGTTCTGATGACGGTCGCTTCATCGGTACTAATGTTCTGAACGAAGCATTCCTTGAGCGTTTCGCTCTCACTTTCGAGCAAGAGTATCCTACTCCTGCTACCGAGACTAAGATTCTTGAGAAAGTCGCTGGTAATCTTGGCGTTCTCGACAAAGAATTCTGTACAAATCTTGCCAACTGGGCAGACATCATCCGTCGTACTTTCAAAGACGGTGGCATTGATGAAGTGATCTCTACTCGTAGACTCGTTCACATCATCCGTGCATTTGCTATCTGGCAGAATCGTATGAAGGCGATCAAACTTTGCGTCAACCGTTTCGATGACGAGACAAAGCAATCCTTCATCGAGTTGTATGATAAGATTGATGCTGATGTCAACACTGAGGAAGAAAATGCCTGAACCAGGAGATTGTAACTTTATCGGTAGCGTGATCCGCCTCTTCGGAGGTGGGTCTGCCCGAGTCACTAAAGTGGATGGTGAACATATCCACATTATTAATCTTGACGGTGAGTCAGATTTTTGCTATTATGATCAAATTGAGTATGTCTGTATGCCATGATGAAGTATGACGAAGACACAATCCTTCAGGAACTGAAGGACTATATTACCTCTACTTACAACCAACACTATTCGGCAGGCAATGATGCTATCCAAACTTTAGATTTGATTGAAGCATGTGGTGATGCTGAATCTTTCTGCCGATCTAACATTCTAAAGTATGCATCACGATATGATAAGAAAGGCACTGCTCGCCGTGACATCATGAAGATCTTGCACTATGCTGTGCTTCTGATGCACTTCTCTGATAAAACCAACACCACTGAAATTTACAATCAATGAGCACCGTCACACTATCAAACAACACGCTAAATGTTCTCAGAAACTATAGTACCATTAACTCGTCCATTGTGTTCCGCAAAGGGAACACGGTTCGTACTATCAGTAACGCAGAAAACATCTTGGCGAAGTTCACTAGCGAGGAAGTATTTCCTATGGACTTCGCGATTTATGATCTCAGTCAGTTTCTTTCTGGGATCAATCTGTTTAGCAATCCTCAGCTTGAGTTTGACAACGAAAATTATGTCACTGTTCGTGGCGGTCGTCAGTCTGCTCGTTACTACTTTTCTGATCCTGAGATTACGCTCAAATCTGCTCCAGAAAAAAATGTAAAGTTTCCTGGTGCAGACATCCAGTTCAACATGGATGAAGAGAGTCTGAATGATTTGCGTAAGGCATCTGCAGTATACAGTCTGCCTGACCTGACATTCAAAGCGACAGAAGATAGCAACGAAGTTACTCTAATTCTTCACGATAAAGAGAATGATACCAGCAATACTTACGAGCAAACCATCTCTGGTTGCTGCACTGGGTCTTATTCACTGGATGTCAAAATTGAAAACATCCGTGTGCTTCCAGGTAACTACACTGTCAAAGTTTCTAAGCACCTGATTTCTGAGTGGACTAATGTCAACACAGATCTTCTCTACTACATTGCACTTGAACCGTGATCCTAAAGTATCCTGAAGTCAAAGATTATATTTTCAAGTATAATCTTCTACCAGGAGATGTATGTGACAGCATTGTCAACCGACTTGAGAAACGAAACAAATGGGAACCTCATGGTTGGTATGATGCTGTCACTAAGTCAGAAGATACTAAAGCAGATTTTCTGACTGTTAAGGATGAGAAATGTAGACTCAAAATCTTTCCATATATTAGAGAACTGTGTATGCAGTTCCACGAAAAATATTATGTGAAAGAGAATACTAACTCAGACATTTTCTGGTCAGTAACATCGTCCATAAAATTCAATAAGTATTCTGTTGGAGAGAGCATCCAACCACACCACGATCATATCCATGATATGTTCGATGGTAAATTCAAAGGCATTCCTGCTGTCAGTATCATCGGCGCATTGAACGAAGATTATGAGGGTGGACAACTGACATTCTGGAATGAATATGTAGTTGAACTGAGGAAAGGTGATGTAGTTGCATTCCCCTCAGTTTTTATGTTCCCACATGAAGTACAACCAGTCACTTCAGGTACACGATACTCATGGGTGACATGGTGTGTATAATAATATTATGCTACACTTAGAATATGAACATATTCGTCACTGATCTTTGCCCGATCAAATCTGCTCAGGTATTACCTGACAAACATATTGTGAAGATGCCTCTAGAGACATGTCAGATGTTATCTATTGTCGCATCTACTAAGTGGGGTCATGGTTTTGGCGATCTACCTAAACTTGATGGCACTCCATACAAGACAGACAAGGGTGCATTTCGCAATCACCCATGTACTATCTGGGCACAACAACGCTGGTCATGGTTGATACGCCATGGTCTAGCATTGTGTGCTGAGTACACATACAGGTATGGTAAAATACACAGTTGTGAGAAGACTATTCTCCACGCTGAGAACATCTTCCCATTCCAATATCTTGGATCTGCAGCAGACAAGACATGGGAATTTGCTAGAGCAATGCCAGACCAGTGGAAGTATGATGACACTATCGATACTCCTACTGCATACAAACTATACATTGCTTCTAAACCTTGGGTAAAGGATAACTACCTTCGCAAACCAGAACGCAAACCTGATTGGATTTAATTATGAGCAAAGAATTTCTGTGGGTAGAGAAATACCGCCCCAGCATTGTTGAAGACTGCATTCTTCCTGAGAGTATCAAGGAAGTCTTTCAGGGTTTTGTCAACCAGGGTGAACTACCCAACCTGCTGCTGAGTGGCACCGCAGGAGTCGGTAAGACTACCATCGCTAAGGCGCTGTGTGAGGAGATTGGTGCCTCTTACATCGTGATCAATGGATCTGATGAAGGACGCTTCCTAGACACCGTTAGGAACCGTGTGAGGCAGTTTGCCACTACGGTCTCACTGACCTCTGGAGCGTCCCACAAGGTCGTTATTATCGATGAGGCAGACAACACCACTAGTGATGTCCAACTGTCTCTCAGGACTGCTGTGGAGGAGTTCCATAGCAACTGTCGTTTCATTTTCACATGCAACTTCATCAACAAAATCATCGAACCATTGCACTCACGCTGCACGGTCGTTGACTTCAGGATCAAACCTGAGCAAGCAACCAAGTTGCAAGGTGAATTTTTCACTCGTCTCAAAACTATTCTGACTCATGAGGAAGTTCAGTATGAAGACAAAGTTCTCGCGAAACTTGTTAAGAGGTATTATCCAGATTGGCGCAGGCTTATTAATGAGTGTCAGCGTTACGCTGCCACAGGTTCTATCGATTCCGCTATTCTCGTTGATGTTGCTGATATTAGTCTTGACAGTTTGTTGGGGTCTCTCAAACGAAAAGAGTTCACCTCAGTAAAGAACTGGGTGGTCCAACATATGGACAATGATCCGAGCATGGTGATGCGTAAGATCTATGATAGTCTGTATGGTGTACTAAAACCATCGTCAGTTCCAGAAGCTGTGTTGATTATTGCTCAGTACATGAAAGACATTGTTATTGTTCCAGATCAGGAGATTAATTTACTAGCATGTTTAACAGAAATCATGATGAGGTGCGAGTTCAAGTAAAAACTACACCAGAAAATGTTAGGGAAGCGCATGAAGGACTTTTTCATGCTACAATGAACCTACCAGATGCTGCAGCACACTGTGGCATGACTCAAAAGGAGTTGAAAATGACATTCTTTGAATATCTTAAGTACAATGCCCCAGACTTTGAAATCACTGAAGACACCGCTCCGCTATCCAGGGGGCAAAAGCAGGGCGCTAGCAAACCTGTTCCGATTCCTCCCCGACCTTTCCCAGGCAACCGAGTATCGTGAACCATTCTTGGGCGGCGGTAGTGTCGCCCTTGAGATTACTAAGCGTTACCCACACATTGACATTTGGGTCAATGATTTATATGAACCACTGTACAATTTTTGGTGTGAATTGAGGGACAACGGTCGTGAAGTTAAGAACATACTCCTCCAACTTAAACAAAGGCACCCTGACCCCGCTTCCGCTAAGCAACTTTTCTTGGACGCTAAGGACTATTTGTCAGGATCTGCGACAACAGATAAGTTTCCGCCATATTCTGAAAACATATGGCGTGCTGTTTCTTTCTATGTTGTTAATAAGTGTTCTTTTTCGGGTCTTACTGAGAGTTCCTCCTTCTCCAAACAAGCAAGCGATTCCAACTTCTCCCTTGCAGGGATCGATCGTCTCTCCCAGTACCAAGATCTAATTGGAAACTGGAAGATCACCAATCTATCGTATGAAGATCTCTTGACTGATGACAAGAAGGTATTTACATACCTAGATCCACCGTATGAGATCAAAGACAATCTCTATGGTAAGAAGGGATCGATGCACAAAGGATTTAATCATGATGACTTTGCTGCTCATTGTGACAGATTCATTGGTCCACAGTTGATTTCCTACAACAACTCACAACTTATCAGAGATAGGTTCGATGGGTGGACAGCTGCGGAATTTGCACACACTTACACCATGCGCTCCGTGGGGAGTTATAATACAGATCAAGCGTCTCGCAAGGAACTAGTCCTTTTTAATTATGAAGTGTGAAGTCCGTCTCTATGTTGCTGGCACTGTGTTCACCGAAGAGGTGATCGCTCGCAACTACGAAGAAGCACGCCAGGTAGCACTGGCACGCAACCCTAATGCCAAGGTTCTTGGCGTCAACGCTAAGTTCTAATGGCAGGAATCAATATCTCCACTGTTCGCAAGGAGATTCCCGTGTTCATTCTTCACGAGGATCCAGAACAGTGGGGACTTTCTCGTATCATCAAGAAACATAGAAAGAAGCATCCAGAATCGTACAAAAGCAATGTCAATGCATGGCATAGTGCTTGGGATACTCATAAGATAAATCATAAGTTTGATCCATTCGTTGAGCACCTAGTTGGTGCTTGTGAATTTATCATGGCAGGTTACTATGATCATGATGCAAAACTCAACTGCAAAGATTTTTGGGTGATGCAATATGAGAAGGGAGATTCTGCACAACAACATCAACATTTTCCATATACATTTGCATGTGCATATTATGTTGATGCTGAAGAGGGTTGCTCTCCTATTATATTTGAGGGTAAACTAGAGATACCTGCTGAGACAGGTAAGTTAATTATATTTCCTGCTTATCTTAAGCACGAAGTGCCACCAACTGATTCAAAGAGAACTGTAATTTCTGCAAACATATGTCTTACCAACTAAAAGATTATTTGTATTCAATCAACCAATCTAAGAAGAACATTCTCAATGATGATATTGATGCTGAGCGAGGGTATCCTCCTTACATTGTTAACAGGTGCCTCAGTTCTTTCACTGATACTATCCTCTATGTCAATGAGATGAACAAGTGTTCGCACCTACCAAAGAAGATGCAATATGACTTTTTGCTAAATAGTGTGAAGCCTAGGAAGCGTTTCTCTCCTTGGGCACGAAAAGATTCTATTGATTATCTTGATGTAGTCAAAGATTATTATGGTTATAATGACGATAAAGCTTTGCAAGCATTGAGAATTCTCACCAAGGATCAACTAGATAGTATTACATATTCATTGAGAAAAGGTGGTAAGCATGAGCGTTGAAACTGAAGTACAGTGGAAGCAATCTGATATGATTGAAGTGGTTCTTAAAGAACCAGATGATTTCCTCAAGGTGAGAGAAACACTGACTAGGATTGGTGTAGCATCACGCAAAGAAAAAAAGATTTATCAGTCCTGTCATATTCTACATAAGCAGGGCAAGTATTATATTGTACACTTTAAAGAATTGTTTGCCTTGGATGGTAAGAAAACAAACTTTTCTTTGAATGATGTGCAGCGTCGTAACCGTATCGTTCAGTTGCTGAGTGACTGGGGATTGATTGGTGTTGTCAACGCAGAACAAATTGCTGATCTGGCACCACTAAATCAAATTAAAGTCCTAGCATTCAAAGAAAAGGGTGAGTGGACACTAGAAAGTAAGTATAATATCGGAAGGAAGAAGCAAGAGGTCTGATGCCTGGCGTGAATGAATTAGGGATCAAGCAGTCAACGCTTGACCCTAAACTACATCGATGGAAAACTAATCCTTTAACAACATTTGCTCCAAATGTTGATGTTTCCCTGTACATTGATAAGTATGCAGGAAATATTTCATCCAAACTCAAACGCATCATTCAGAAAGCGGGTGTTGGATCTTATAATGAGAGTATAACAAACAACAATTTCTTTGATCAGTGGACAAAATACAATCTATTTGATTGGGATGAACCATGCATTAAGGAATTAAAATCTAAAATCTATGAGACATATGTCCATTATTGTATGTCTCTGAATGTTTATGCAGAAGAACGAGAAAATTTATTAATTCGTGGGTGGGGAGTTCGATTAGAACCAGGAGAACCAATTGGTATGCACTCCCATTCATTGCATGACTATACCTTTGTCAGTGGTAACATGAGTCTAGATGACTACCCTACCTCAACTGACTATTGGTTGCCTCTTTTTAGTTTATATGACGGACCATTTGAGTGTCCGAACAAGAAAGGAACTATCTGTTTATTTCCTTCATGGTTGCAGCATGGTGTTGCAAATAATTCAGCAGGTCAGGTTCGGTTTTCACTAGCATTTGATCTTTTCATCAAGGATGATATCAAATTTGTACTGAAAACCGAATCACAAAGTTCGGATCTTGCTAAAATTATTGCAAAAGCATCGCCACTTTAGTGTTATAATTATACCTGTAAGAGGATGAGGGGTGTTCGCACCCCCCTTTTACGCCAGGTTGCCTTCGGGGACCACACAACACAAACTCGCTTATCAAGGAGCTATCATGGCAGATCTAATGCGCTTTAATGCAGCTAATGTAAACCAACTGTTCGATAGAATCAACAGGAACAGTATTGGTATGGATGAATATTTTGATAGAATTTTTTCTCTACACGAAACTACATCAAACTACCCACCATATAATCTAGTTCAAGTAAATAATATCTTGACAAAACTAGAACTAGCACTTGCTGGATTTAAGAAAGGAGAAGTATATGTCTACACGCAAGACGGAAAATTATTCGTCGAAGGACAAAAAGAAGATAAAGAAACTGAGACAACATATGTCCATAGAGGAGTGGCTCAACGATCTTTCACCAGAGCATGGACACTGGCAGACGATACGGAAGTTGGATCAGTTGAATTTGAGGATGGGATGCTAGTGATCGAACTGAATAAAATCGTACCCGAGCGCCATCAACGCAAAGACTACCTCTGACTTGACAGTCACCCATTTATAGTTTAGAATACAACCGTACAAGTTTGCAAACTTATGACTACTGAGACTCAAATTAATCATAATATTCGTATCATTACGATTCAGACTGGTGAAAACATTATCTGCAACTTTACTCAAGTTCGCGAAGAAGATAAGTTTGTTGCATATCAATTGCTGTACCCACTGGTCATGACTCTTGAATCAGACGATCCTGCTAACGAACAGTATCGTGTGAACTATCGTCGTTGGAATGTCTTCACTCCATACGAAGACTTCCGACTCAACCCTTCTCATGTGGTGACTGCTATGCCACCTAATGAAGACATTCTTGTTAATTATATTAGCAAGTTGAAAGAGGCAGGTGTTGACCTTTCGTTCATTCCTAATAATGGTGAGGATATTCTAAATGGAACCGATGGAAACCGAGGTGCGGCTGCTGAGACTTCAGGACCAGTGGCTGCTAGCGTTAGTTGATGAGGTGGAGGATGTACAGTACGGTGATCCCGACTGCATCCTCAAGCGTCCTCTGGAGGTCAATGGAGATCAACTCACTCCATGGCCTCCTTACTCTGATGATACTGAAGTTGTTGTCAGATCGTCAGACATTACAGTTCTGGTAAATGCATCCAGAAAAATGACTGCCCGTTACATTGAATTTGAATGAAGTTTTATACTAATGTTGAGCAGGCGGGCAACCGTCTGCTCGTTCGTGGTCATGAAAATGGGCATTCTTTCTCATACAGGGTCAACTTCAACCCGACCCTGTATGTCCCTACAAAAAATTATTCAGAATGGCGTACCCTAGAGGGTGATTGTGTCGAACCAGTGAAGCAAGGTTCTATCAATGACGCCAAGGAATTCATAAAGAGATACCGTGATGTAGAAGACTTCGATATATACGGTAACAGTAGATTTTTATATCAATATATCGCAGAGGAGTATCCACAAGATGAACTCAAATTCGACAGCAGTGCCATCCGCATATTTAACATCGATATTGAGACCGCTGCCGAGAACGGATTTCCAGATATCGAGACTGCCGATCAGGCAATCCTTGCCATCAGTATCAAAGACAGCTTCACTGGTCGCATTGTTGTGTTCGGGGCACGAGCATACGATAACAGGGACCCCCTGGTGGACTACATGCATTTCAAAACAGAAAAGGGAATGCTGGGTGCGTTCTTGGAATACTGGAATGAAAACTTCCCTGATGTAATTACTGGTTGGAATGTTCAGCTTTTTGATATTCCCTATATTGCTAGGCGCATTGATAGGATTCTTGGTGAGAGATATACTAAGATGCTTAGTCCTTGGAAGCTTGTTTCTTATAGGGAAATTTTTATTAAAGGACGTAAACAAATTGCCTACGATCTTCCTGGCATTTCTACTCTGGATTACCTTGAATTATACAGAAAGTTCACCTACACTAATCAAGAATCTTATCGACTCGACCACATCTGCAGCGTCGAACTCGGAGAGAAAAAATTAGACCACTCAGAGTACGATACCTTCAAAGAATTCTACGAGAACGATTGGCAAAAGTTCATTGACTACAACATCCACGATGTTCGTCTGGTTGATAAACTTGACAATAAGATGAAGTTACTTGACTTGGCATTCACCATGGCATATGATGCTAAGGTGAACTATGAAGATGTGTTTTCTCAAGTTCGCATGTGGGATAACTATATCTATGTCGAACTGCTCAAACGGAAGATTGCGATCCCTCCTAAAAAGCAGAACGACAAGTCAGAAAAGTACGCGGGTGCATATGTCAAGGAACCGAAACCAGGAATCTATGATTGGGTTGTTAGTTTTGACCTTAACTCTCTGTATCCTCATCTTATTATGCAGTACAATATCTCACCAGAGACGCTACTGGATGAGAGACATCCCAGCGCGACTGTTGATGGATTCCTCAAGCAGGAAGTAACTGTTGATGGTGAGTATGCTGTCTGTGCTAACGGTGCCCAGTACCGTAAGGACATTCATGGTTTCTTGCCAGAGATGATGCAGAAGATGTATGACAGTCGCGTCATCTTTAAAAAGAAAATGATCGCTGCCAAAAAAGAATATGAAAAAAATCCGTCCGTTGAACTTACCAACGAAATATCCAGATGTAACAACATCCAGATGGCTAAGAAAATTAGTCTTAATAGTGCTTATGGCGCTATCGGTAACGAGCATTTTCGTTATTACAGGCTCGCAAATGCAGAAGCAATCACACTGTCAGGACAACTCTCTATCAGGTGGATAGAGAACCGCATGAACGAGTATCTAAATAATCTTTTGCAAACGGAGAGGAAGGATTATGTCATTGCATCTGACACTGACTCAATCTATCTTAACCTTGGACCTCTTGTTAGTAAATTTTTTGCTAATAAGTCTGGCGACAAAGCAGCGATTGTTACCATACTTGACAAGATCTGCCAGGAGAAACTGGAACCTTTTATTGAGAGTTCATATGAACAACTGGCGTCGTATGTTTCGGCATACGATCAAAAAATGCAAATGAAGCGAGAGAATATCGCAGACAAAGGTATCTGGACTGCCAAGAAGCGATACATATTGAATGTGTGGGACAGCGAGGGCGTCAGATACAAGCAACCCAAGATGAAAATCATGGGTCTTGAGACTGCCAGGTCATCGACTCCTGCTTATTTTAGAGACAAACTCTATGAAGCATTCAAACTCATCATCAGCAAAACAAATGATGATCTCATCAATTTCATCGATGAGGTCAAACGCGACACGCGCAATCAAGAATATGAATATGTCGCGTTCCCCAGAGGATGCAACGGAGTGGACAAATATTATCACCCGAAAGAAATCTACCAAAAGGGCACACCAATTCATGTCAGAGGCGCTCTCCTCTATAACCACTTGGTGCGAAAAAACAAAGTCCAAAACAAATACCAAATGATTCAGGAAGGTGAGAAGATTAAGTTCATCTACCTGAAGACACCCAATCCAGCGATGGAGAATGTTATTTCATTCTTCAGCACCATACCACCAGAGTTCAACCTGGATAAGTATGTGGATTATCAAACACAATTCGAGAAGTCCTTCTTGGATCCTCTCAAAAATGTGCTACAATGCATTGGTTGGACCCATGAGAAGGTCATCACTATTGGGAGCTTCTTTGAATGACAAAAGTATTTGTAGTTACCTGGACCAATCATGTCGTGGGACAAATTGGTCCTGAAGATGTCAAGTGTTTTGAAAACTATGACACTGCTCGTGCATTTGCGAAAATGATGAGCAACGATTATAATTATGTAAACTTTTACGAGGACGAAGCAACGCAATGGGATTCTTAGATTCTGTAATTAAAGATAGTGGAAATGAATTTGCTGGTTTGGTTAGCGAAGGAGTTGCTGCTGGCGACATTACTAACTATGTCGATACTGGCAGTTACATCTTTAACGCCTTGGTTAGTGGTTCGCTGTATGGAGGTCTTCCTTCCAACAAAGTTACTGCCTTGGCAGGAGAATCAAGCACGGGCAAGACTTTTTTTGCTCTCAGCGTCGTTCGTAATTTCCTTGATGCTAATCCTAAAGGTGGGGTCATTTATTTTGAGACTGAATCCGCCATTTCCCGTGACATGATTGAGTCTCGTGGCATTGCTGCAGACCGTATGGTGCTGTTTCCTGTTGCTACTATCGAAGAGTTCAGGACACAGGCATGTAGGATCCTAGACAAGTATCTTAAGGAACCTAAAGAAGACAGACAACCTATGATGTTTGTGCTAGACTCCTTAGGTATGCTGTCTACTTCTAAGGAGATGGAAGACATCTCTAATGACAAGCAAGTCCGTGACATGACCAAGAGTCAGTTAATTAAGGGTGCGTTCCGTGTGCTCACACTTAAACTAGGACAAGCACAGGTGCCCATGATCGTCACCAACCACACATATGATGTGATCGGTTCCTATGTCCCTCAGAAGGAGATGGGAGGTGGCACAGGTCTGAAGTATGCAGCATCCACTATCATCTATCTTGGTAAAAAGAAAGAGAAAGATGGTACTGAATTGGTTGGTAACATCATCAAGTGCGAGGCGAAGAAGTCTCGTCTAACCAAAGAAGGTAGCAAAATTGAGACTAGATTATTTTTTGACGAGCGTGGACTCGACCGCTATTACGGACTATTGGAACTGGGTGAACAGTACGGAGTCTTCAAGCGAGTCGGGAATCGTATCAAATTTGGTGAATCTTCTGTTTATCCTAAGTCTGTACTCGCTGATCCGCAAAAGTATTTCACCCCCGAAGTAATGGAGAAACTGGAGGAGGCAGCAAAGCAAGAATTTACCTATGGCAACTGAGCGTATTGAACAAACCATCTTGCGTAACCTTCTATTCAGTGAGGTTTACTACCGCAAGGTGGTTCCTTTTATTAAAGCAGAATATTTTCAGGAATATCATGAGAAAATTGTCTACGAAGAGATTGCTGACTTCGCTTCTAAGTATGACAAAGTTCCTACTCAAGAAGTTCTTGCGATTAATTTACAAAATCGCAACGACCTCACAGAGGAGGCATTTCAAAATTCAGTATCGATCGTCAGAGAACTCACAGACGAGTGGGTCGATTACGAATGGTTGCTCGACGCCACAGAAAAGTGGTGTAAAGATAGAGCTATATACATCGCACTCATGCAATCGATCAAAGTCGCAGATGGCGGCGATCCGAAAATTTCGCGAGATGCGATACCCTCGATACTTCAAGAAGCCTTGGCAGTATCGTTCGACGAACACATAGGACACGACTACATTGACCAAGCAGAAGACCGATATGATTTCTACCACAGGAAAGAAGAGAAAGTTCCCTTTGACCTGGATAAATTCAACTTCATTACCAAAGGTGGTCTCAGTAATAAGACTCTCAACATCGCTCTTGCTGGCACAGGTGTCGGGAAAAGTCTTTTCATGTGCCACATGGCTAGTGCCGCACTCACACAGGGGTACAACGTACTCTACATTACATGTGAAATGGCAGAGGAAAAAATTGCTGAACGAATTGACGCGAACCTTCTGAATGTAAGCATCAAGGATATCGTTGATTTACCTGAAGTTCTCTTTACTTCTAAAGTAAATGAGATTGCTAGGAAAACTAGAGGTAAACTAATCATCAAAGAATATCCTACTGCTTCTGCACATGTAGGTCACTTCAAAGCATTGCTTAGTGACCTGAAATTGAAGAAAGATTTCAAACCACAACTCATCTTTGTGGACTACCTTAACATCTGTGCGAGTGCCAGATATAAAGGTGCTGTTGTAAACTCCTATACTTATGTTAAAGCGATTGCAGAGGAGCTTCGCGGTCTTGCTGTGGAATGCAATGTACCTATTGTTAGTGCCACTCAGACTACTCGTAGTGGTTATGGCAATTCTGATCCAGATCTTACCGATACTTCTGAGTCTTTTGGTCTACCTGCTACTGCTGATTTTATGTTCGCCCTTATCTCTACTGAGGAACTTGAACAACAGGGTCGCATCATGGTCAAACAACTTAAAAACAGATACAGCGACCTTGTTACCTCACGAAAATTCATGGTGGGAATTGACAGATCGAAAATGAAGCTGTATGATGTTGCGGATGATGCATCAGAAATCAGCATCAGTGCAGAAGATCCTGGTGAGGACTTCCAACAATTCTCCGAAACACAAACCCGTTTATCTAAATTTGCCGAGTGGAACGTATGACAATTGATTTTAATAGATATGAAGAGTTTGTATCGGCGGTCACTTCAGACTGCTCGACAAACTTTGTTGACTTCGCTGATCGTATTGGCGAGTTGGATCGTCAGGGTGCCAACATTGAGCGCCTTCTTACTAGTGGGGTTGGGATTAATGCTGAAGGTGGTGAGTTCCTTGAGATCGTTAAGAAAATGGTTTTCCAAGGAAAGCCGTGGAACGAAGATAACCGTGAGCATCTTATCATTGAGTTGGGTGATATTCTATGGTATGTCGCTCAAGCAACAATGGCACTGGGTGTCAGTTTTGATGAAGTCATTGAGACAAATGTGAAAAAACTGGAGAAGCGATACCCAGGTGGGTCATTTGAGATCAAACGCTCAGAAGTTCGTGCGGCAGGTGATCGCTGATATATACTATCCATTCTTTATTAAAATG